CCCCTAAACCAAGGTTTTTGACAAAGAGCGCCGGGTCAGGAATATCAGCGCCGTTCTGGTCTTTGGCCAGCTTCTCCGCCAGCTTGTTCAACACAGTGGTCGCAAAATTCGGATCGTTGCCGAGGGCATCAGCCAGCTCTTTGAGCGTATCCAGCGTCTCAGGGGCGCTGCCTGCAAGCGCCGCAAGTGCTTTGGCCACAAACTCCGTCGTCGCCAGCTTCTTGCTGTTATCGCTATTTGCAGGCGTAGGCGCTGTTGGTGTGCCGGTGAATGTCGGGCTGGCTTTCGGTGCGTACTGGGTATGCGGGTCTGCTGCCGCGATATGTTTCGCAAGGTCTGAACCGCCTTTTTCAACCTGTTGTTTCAGGTACAGCGTGCGGCTGGCCAGCTGTTTACCCTGACGGTTAGAAATCCCGTCAGGCCCGCCCAGAACGGGGTCAGAGACCTCAATCTGGTAGATGCCGTCTTCCCACTGCGGGGTTTCGGGTAGGTTTGCCATAATTAACTGCTCCCGTGGTTATAGCTGCCGTCATAGTTGACGGTGTTGTTGTAGCGAATGGCGAAAGACTGATACTCCAGGCTCGCCAGATGGCAGCGGGCCGGAGCAAAGGCTGCGAGCGTCTGACGTAACAGCGCCGCCTGGTCGTTAGTGATGGGCTGTTGAAGGATGACGCGATAGACCGCCCAGGCTTCAGCATCGCCATGGACAAAAAGCCCGTTGTAAGTGTGTTTGCCGTCGTAGCCGATCTGGCCAGTGCCTTCAATCAGATCCACTTCGCCGAAGCCGAAACGGCGGATAATTTCCCGGATTGACCACGGCGTCCCTTTGTAGCGGTGCAGCTCGATAGCGGATTTGATAAGCATGCGGCGTACATCGTCCGACTCCGCAAGCTCCCAGCCATCGCCGAACAGTGAGAACTGCTCGCCCAGCCATGGCAGCGCGGAACTGTCGACGATATCGACGAGATAGACCATCAGTACGCTCAGGTCGATGTTATCCAGCCGCCCGGCCAGTCTTCCCAGCGTTCTGAGGCTGATATCACCCTCAAGCGGCGGCGGAAGTTGTAGCGGCTCAGCCATCGGATACTCCGGTCATGTTGAGAGTAATTGCGGTGCAGTTTGCCCATTCGTTTTCTGCCACCACCCGCAGTGCCGGTGTCACCAGTTCGACCTGATATACCCCGGAGACGGACAGCACGCTGATAATCTGGCTGGGAACAATATCGCGCCCCAGTGTGGCGGTACGGGATGCCACCCAGTTCTGAATGGCACTGTTAGCGTTGTCCTTTACCGAGTTGGCATCCTGGTCGCGGTAGATCGTGATATTGGCTTCAATGGCGTAATCCACCTGCAGAGGCGTTTTAACCCGCACGGTATCAGTGAGCGGTCTGACTTTTTCATCCGAACAGAAACTCTCTACCAGCGTGAGGATGCTGTCGTCCGGCAGGCCGGTGCTGAGCAGCGGATACAGCTCTACGGTGCCGGGAACCGGGGAAAGCACGGCAACATCGACGATGTTGGGATGGGCCTGCATGGCATGAAAGCGGTATGCCATACGGCTTCCGGCGTTGGTGAATGACTCCGGGGCCAGTTTGATACGCTCGCGAAGCCTGTCATTGTCTTCCTGCTCAGAACCGCCAGAACTGGCCGCCAGATTGGTCACCTGCAGGTCGACGTTATCAATCTCATCAAGCAACTGACTGACCTGCGCAGGTTGCCAGCCGTTGCCAGCGGCTCCCGGTTCGGTACAGGTGGCCGTGGCATTGACCAGAAGCAATCCGGCTTTCAGCACCACGTCCGTATCGGTGGCGAAAATAATGCTGTCGGAAGCGCTGACGCGGGTGCCTGCCGGAATCAGCACATCAATGGCCAGCGCCTCATCCACGGAGAACTGGAGCGTGGTGGTGGCAGGCTGCGCGGCCAGTCGATATACACCGACCAGTTCACCGAGATAATCAATCATCGGCTCACGGGCAAAGGCGACCAGATTCTGTTTGGCCGCTTCCTGCGCCGCGACCCTGACCAGCATTTCGCGGTAGGCCCACAGGTCAATCAACAGGCGCTCAGCCTGAGCGGGGTACAGCGTTTTGCCGGTTGCAGTTTCGTACTGTGCAATCATTTCAGCCGTGATTTTGTCAGCATCACGTTCAATAAAATCGGGTTCTGTCAGCGCCATAGCAACTCCTGAGTCCGGGGCTGTCCGTCAGAGCCTTTCCAGCTCACCCGGAGCGTAAGATGTTCGCCATCGACGGCGGGTTTAACCGACATAAGCTGGCAGCGAGGCTCCCAGCGGCGGATGGCATCGACGGATTCGCGCACCACATGCGGAATAGCCCGGTCAATAGGCCAGTCGATATAAAGATGCAGATTGCTGCCGAACTCCGGGCGATGCGGGTCGCTACCGCGAGGAGTACGCAGGATGATTTGAATGGCCTGCCAGATATCATCCAGCCCCCGGACGATTTCGCCAGGGGCCTGCAGAGCCGGTTGCCAGAATACGGAAGTTGTTTTCATGGGGGCAGTATTGCCCCTGTGCGGGAACGCCGATATTAAAGGCGTTTAAGAAGGTCAGTGGGAGTGATGATTGGAGTTCTGGCCGTCAGAGAGCATGCTGCCTGTCGAGTGGGCATTGCCGTTGATTTCAAGGTTGCCGTTCACCGTGGTGGTGTCAGCGGTCAAATCAATGGTTTTCCCCTTCAGACTGATACCCACCGCAACTTCGATCACCACATGCTCAATACCGCCTTTGACCGTCAGAGTATGGGTCGCGCGGTTATAACTGAACTCTGCGCCATCCGCGTACTTCGTGCCCCGGACGTTTTTGTCGCTGAACGGCGGTTTATCGACTTCTGAGTACACCGCGCCCAGAATGACACCATCCTCGCCATTGGCATCAAGCAGCACCTCAACCTGCTCACCCACGTCAGGGAGCCAGTAATCCTTGTTATTCTGGGTGTTGCGCTGGAGTACATTAAGCCAGTTAGTGCGCAGGTTATCGCACTCAGGCAGACGAACGCGGGCCTGAACCTTGTCGGCATCAACGGCGCTGACCGTACCAACCTGACGGGTGACAACGGACATTACTTCTCTCCCTTTATTACCGTGGATGTGGTGCCATCGTATTTGTAGACGGTCAGTGTCTGGCTCTTGCCGTTCTTTTTACCTTTCTTCGCCTTGCCCTGTGTGACTGGCCCTCGAGCCACCTCCAGTTCTGTGATGTAGCCGCTGTTGCGGTCAAACGCATGGCGGGCAGTGGTTATCAGCCATGGCCCAGATAACTGACCAAAGCCCACCAGTTCAATTTTGTTGCCCGCTGTCAGCTGTGGCGTGCCCATTAACGTCAGTGAGCCGCTCTGCTGGTATTCGTTATGGCTGGCCAGCGCGGAGTCCGCCTTGATTTTTGCGCTGTCAGGGTCGCTGACGCGGCTGTTGACCTTCAGTGAGTCGGCGCTGGTGACCTTGCCACCTTTGGCCTGTTTCTCGCTTTCGCTGGTGCCACCGTCAGCCTCGTAGACGATCAGCTTTTTACTGCTGCTCTTTTGGTGTTTCACCTTTGCGGACTTGTAGACCCGGTTGATGGTGTCGCGCAGGGAAAAGCGGGCGACATCCTGCGGTTTCAGTTGCTTAACCGGCTCCTGTCCACGAAGCGTGGCAAGATGGGAGAAAATCAGCTGGTCGCTAACGACCTTCACCGCATAGCCATACTCGCTGGCCAGTCGACGCAGGAAACTGACGTCCGTTTCGGCATACTGCGTCACCCGGTCAATTTTGATGGATTCAATGCTGCCAACCAGCTTCAACTGATGCTTTTTGGCGATACGTCCGGCAATAGCTGCCAGCGTGGTGCTCTCAAAGCCGCGACTGGATTTAGTCCGTAGGGCGTTGTTAACCGATGTGGCTACGCCCCGGATAGCGACAACGGACGCGGGCGAACTCACTTCGATCTCGTCTATAGAGAACGTACCGCAGGACAGCAGTTTCTCGCCCTGATAGCCCATCTTCAGCGTCAGCGTGTCACCCTTGCCCGGATACCACTTATCCAGCCACCGACCATCGGTGTCGTCCAGCTCCACCTCAATGGTATCGGACTCGCTTTTGATGTTATCGCTGTAGGTTACGCGGGTGACATAGGGGGCGATATCGGTGGTGATGTTCTTCTGCAGATACCACAGCGTGAACACCGGACTCAGAACATCGCTGACGCCGGTTAATGCTGATGCGGCCTGTGCAGTGCTGTTTATCTCAGCCATGGGGCAATATCCTCTTCTGTGGTGGCTTCTTCAGCCTCGATAACCGGAATCAGTAACAACAGCCCGGAGGGCAACACCGGCGTGATGGCCACGTGCGGATTGGCGGCAATTATCCGGGGATAGCCCAGCGGGTCGCCATAGTACTGCCATGCGAGAGAGTCCCAGCGCTCTCCGTCACGGGTGACATGCTCAAGAAACATCACACGCTCCTCGCCAGAATTTTGGCTGCCATAGCGCTTAACCCCGGCGACATACGGGTGAAGGTGGTGCTGGCGGAGTTAAGCTGCCCGGAAACGGCATCCAGCGCCGCCGCGATATTGCTGCCGTCCACTCCGCTCAGCGAAGACTGTGCCTGTTGTACATACGTGGCCGCATCACTGGTGGCTCTGGCCAGACTGATGGCATCATGCATGGATTCTGAGAGCGCATTAAATGCCGGAACGCTTTGACCTAACGCGCCGGACACGTTGCCCAGTCCACTCATCAGCCCCGGCACGCGGGTCAGTGCGACGGCGGGGTTATCCTTCATTTTCTGCGCCACCCGAACGGCACTGATGGTGGTCTGGAGAACGGACTGCGCCTGTTTGGCATAATTGACGCCGTCGCGGACGTACTGCGCCACCCCGGAAGGTGAAGGAACGGCGCCCGAAATCGCACCGACGCCAGGAACCTGCGTGCGTATTGCTGGTGGCTTCAGCGGGTTCTTCGGATCGCCGATATACTCCCGCAGAGATGCAGTGGCGTTGACGGCCAGCACATTGCCTGTGCTGTCCGTCTGTTCGCTGGTCGCGGTCACGTCGGTAATGACGAACCAACCACGATAGTCACCATTCCCGAAGACCAGCGCCAGCGCCTGATGGGCTTTCATCGCCGTTCGCAGGCGTGCCAGCTCCACGTCGGGCACACAATAATGCTGATGGAAAACCAGGCTTATCTGGATTTCATCCAGCTTATCGCCGACGAACTGCAGGCCGGGCTTTCCTTCGATGCGGGCATGTTCGACATAATCGACGCCGAACGTGGCTTCGAAGCCGTCCCAGTAGGTAATCAGTTCAAATTCAATATCACCCAGTACTGCAAACATCAGCTGTACCTCCTGCGTTGTTGCTGAGCCAGCAGACGCTCCAGCATTTTCTCCAGTTCATGCAGGCTCATATTCAGTGCGCCGGTCAACCCGTCAGGCGCTGCAGTTTCTTTGCCATTAAGGAAAAACTGAGGATTAAAGCTGACCTGGATACCGCCAGATGTTCCGCCGCCAGTTGAAGCTGCGCCATGCCCTGAATATCCCGCAGCCATGATTTCCGGCGACGGGATACGGGGAACATCCGGCGTCATTTCGTTCGCGATACGTTGCCCGGTTAAAGTGGGAGCCGCAGCGGGTATCCGCATAGCTGGCATGGGCGACAGGCTGTTAATCAGCTCCCCGAATGCATTTCTGGCAAACGACAATAACCCGCTGATATCAGGTGACGGGAGACTGTAAGCATTCTGGTTTATCTCGCCCGCCCTGCGCTGTTCAGGTAAAGCGGTTGCGGCAGTGGAGAGTCTAATAGCTGGCATGGAAGACAGACTATTAATCACACCCCCGAGTTTATCTCTAGCAGATGACAATAACCCGTCAGTATCGAGCGATGGCATACCGAGACGGAAGCCTGACGTGTTATCAATAATTTTTGGCCCCTGGATACTTGGCGGAGTATTTGGGAACAACTGATTAGCCATTTGCTGTCCGGCCAGTGCCGCGGCTGGCGTGGTGCGCTTAATGCCAATAGAGGCACCTTGGGCAATGTTGTCACCAAAGCCCATAAACACGCGGCTCGGTGAATGGATGCCCAGTTTTTCTTTAAACCAGCCACCGACGTTGTCACCCAGATCGCTAACGGTGGATTTAACGCTTTCCCACTTGTTTTTAATGCCGTTGACCAGCCCGTCAATAAGATGACCACCGAAGTCGGTGAACTGCGCAGGCAAATCAATGCCCAGGTATTTCAGCGCCCCGGCAAAGGCTTTATACAGCAGCCCAACCGGCGACCAGTTGAGTAACAGTTTGCCTATCCCAACGATGCCCCCGTTAAATGCCGTTTTAATGTCAGCCCAGCGCTGTTTGAACCAGTTGCTGACAGCCCCCCAGTTGCGATAAATAAGGTAAGCCGCCGCAGCGACGGCGGTGATGGCCAGACCGATGGGATTCATCAGCAGCGCCCGGCCAATCCAGAGAACGGCACGCCCGGCGATCATAATGCCGCGAACCAGCCCCCCTGAGAGCACACCACCCAGTGTTCTGGCTCCTCTGGCGACGGCGCTGAAGCCGGTCACCAGCCAGCGGAGCTTACCGCCTTCACCGAGTGCAAGCGACAGTCGAAGCCAGTTGGCCCGCAGGAGCACGGCGTTTTTCCAGACGTTGACGAAAGGTGAAATAAGAAGATTCAGCCCCAGCTTGAGACCGATAGTGGCCATTTTGAAAGCGAGTAATGCTCCCACAACCTTTATGGTGCCGCTAACAAGTTGCGGATTTGCGGCTATCCATTTGCCGACGCTGTCCATTAAAGGAATAAACGTCTCGCCCAGTTGAATTAGGGCTGGTCGTAGTGATTCACCAATGCTGATGGCTGCCTCGTTAAACCCAACCTGGGTTCTGCGCCAACGTGCCTCAAGAGTATCATTTTGCTTTGTAAAATCAGTGCTCAACGTATTTTGGGCTGTAGGGCTTTTCATTTCCTGCTTATTGGAAAGATATTTATCCCAGCCCTGACGCATTGACAGTAAATGGTTAACGGTCTGGATATCAGTGAAGACTTCTGCCAGACCAAAGGACTCCATTAGCTTCTGCTGGCCTTCCCGATCACCAACGGCACCAGCTTTCTCCCATTGCTGAACAAACGCCTTACCTTTGTCGTCAATAAAAGCGTTGGCAATCATTAGTGAGGACTCATACTGCGAGAATCCTTGCGCTACTAAGTTCTGCATGGATTTCTGATAATTAATCCCGGCCTTGGCATATTTCTGAATGGTATCGTTTCGCCCCATAGCCGCCAGCCAGTTGGACATATTAGTAACGGCTTCTTCTGCAGAGCCGCTACCTTTGCCGACTTCCAAACTGGAAACGATCTCCATGATCGCTTCTTTCCCGGTAATGCCACGCGCCGCAAATGCCTTCGTCATCCCCGGCAGAGCCTTCGCCATGTCTTTTAGCTCAAACGAGCCGAGTTTTGCACCGGTAGCAGCCATACCAAATGCCTGTTCCAGTTCTTTAGCGTCAGTAATTTTGAGCGCATCGCTGAAGGCATAAGTCATTTTGGCGAGATCGGTCATATCGGCCTTAGTTGCTGTAGCTGTCTTCCCAAGCATCTCAGCAAATGTTGCTGCCTGTTCAGGAGCCATACCATCAGCAACCAACTGTCCGACTCCACCCATCAGAGACTCCTGCAGTTGGTTAATCTTCAGCGAGGCCTGCCTGATAGCCAAGCCAATCGCACGTTCCTGTTTTGCATCCAGATCGCCGGTGACACTGATATCCCGCAACTGTGATTCAAACGAGGCATATTGTTTGACCGAGGCCATGACCGGTGCGCCCAGTGTTCTGCCGATGGCATAGGTTTCTGCGCCCTGGCCATAGAGCGCCATGCGGTTAGCCTTCAACGCATCACTGGTGGCCGAAACCGCTGACAGACGGCGCTGCTGGCGCTCGATTTGCTCCATTGTGCGGCTTACCCGCAGCAGCTCACTGTTGAGGCGCTGCATCCGCGAAGAACCTAACTGGCCATAACGTTCAGTTGCACGGGTTAAGGCGTTCTGGCGCTCCTGCAGGCGTCGGGATGTATCACCCAGGGAATCAAGGGCGCGTCGGGTGCCACTGACGGCTGAGCGGAAGCTGCTCCCGACAATGCCGCCAATAATGACGCCGACTGAAAATTCACTGGCCACGGTGGTTATCCTCTGAAAGCGGAAAAACGGAAGGAAAGTGTCTGAGAGGCATGCAGAACAGCCGCGTGTGGCGGCTGTTAAGTGATGAGGAGTTACTGATTGTCGCCGAACTCGTTTTTGATTTGCTCTTCAGCCTGCTCCAGCCACATCTCCAGATCGTCAGTATCGAGGGCATCAATCTCCCCCGGCTGAAATCTAAACCACCTCGCCAGCAGCCCCTGCGCCTGCATCAGCGTTTTCGTCGCTCTTGCCCAGCCCAGTGACTTGCTGAAATCGTTTCTGCAGCTCCATGTAATCGGCAAGATCCATGTTATCGAGGTCTTCGGGGAGAATACCGGTGCTACGGGCAATCAGCGGTTCGTCCCAGTCAGCCGGGTCTTTACTGATTTTGCGCACCAGCTTCAGGTCTTTGACCGTCAGGCGTTTCAGTTCAACCTGCTCAACTCTGGTGCCTGCTGCGGTGGTAAAGGGGTAAGACAGCTTAAAAGTATCGGATTGGGTCTGTGACATGATCGTGCTCCTGTGTAAGTTCAGAGCAGTATGTCTGGAGGTGGACGTGACGGATATTAAAGGGGATTAAGAAGAAAGGGGCCGAAGCCCCTGTGATATCAGTGAGTGCGAAAGCCTTTGCAGTTACGCAGGAAGGCGATAAGAAGTGCCTTTCCTTCGGTTTTTCCGATGCCGGTGAACCAGTGGTCAGGTGGCTCCCATGCCTCAATCAGGTCAGCCAGCTTCCGTGCTTTGGTGCGGGTGCAGTCAATCGGGTCATTGGTTTTACGGGTATTAAAAAGGTTTTCCACCCCCGGAATATCGAGGATGGTAAACCAGGTGCCATTACCCATGCCAATCGAACCGCAGTTCCCGCCTTTGTCTTCAATCTCGACGGTCACCGTCAGCCCCCGATATTGACGCGGTAATCAGTTAACTGGTCAACACCGCCGACGCGGAAGATGTTGGCCAGATAGTCCAGCTCCAGCAGCTCTTCACCATCCAGTACCTGCTTGATGTACGTGCAGGTGAAGCTGCTAGAGAACTCGGCGTTCTCGTGCTGTTTGAACGTCCCCAGCGGGTTCTTCTTGAACATGATCGTCAGGAAGGTGACAAGCGGAATTTCGTCAATCAGTCCCTGCGAACTGTAGCGCTGGACGCTGGAACGGCACTGCAGAGCCAGCGACTTATACGGGTTCGCAGCAGACAGCATCGCGTCGCGGTAAAAGCTGTTCCACTTGATCTCCCCCTCCAGCTTGTCGAAGCCTGCCGGGAGTTCCACCTTGCCCACCATCCCCAGTGCCTTATGCTCCTGCATGGTCATAGAGACGTCCGGGAGTTTGACCTCCTCGGCCCGGCCCAGCAGGTTAGCGCCATCCAGGTAGATGTTGGCATTCGTGATGCGGTTGATCTCAATCTTTGCCATCAGCTATTCCCCTTCAGGGTTAACAGATATTCCGAGGTGATCTCGGTCTCAAACGTCAGCCGCTCCAGCGGCGGTGGCGGCGTGTATTTGTAGCTCAGCAACAGGTGACCTGCGGTAAGCTCCGTCTCTTCATTACGGGCCGGATCAAACCAGCAACTGAAGCCCAGCAGCGCACCGTCGCCAATCAGCTTGCGACCGTAGGCGTTGACTGACTCCGTCAGCGCATCAATCAGCGCCTGGGTAATCGGCATGTCGATGTACTGCTGGCTGAAGTAACGCAGGGACTCGTTGATCACATCACCTGTACGGCGAACGTTCTCAAAGTTGCGCATATGGGTGACCGTTGGCCATGCCGCCATACGGTTGCCCCACAGACGCAGGCCGCTGCCGTAGCTGCTGAAGACCGTGGTGATGCCCTGTTCGTTGAGCATGTTCACCTCGCTCTGCGGGTCGTCAATCATTGCCGACAGCTGGCGCTCCACGCCGGTGATACCCAGAATTTCCTGGTTGGAGGACGACCACCAGTAGCCCTTGTCCAGGTCGACCTTGGCACGCAGACCTGCAGCACGCTGGCTCAGCGGCTCCAGCCGTTCGCTGTTGGTGGCCGCGTCGTACACCTTGACGTGCGGGTAGCACAGACGGACGCGGTCGGAGCTGGTGTTGAAGTTAATGGTGCCTTCCGGGCCACGCCCCGCCAGAGCCTGAGCAAAAGTGGTACCAATCGGCGCGTCGATGTAGGTCACCGCGCCCAGCTTCTCAGCCATGGCGATAAGCTCAACCGAGACGCTGTTCTGGGTGCAGAAGACCGGGGCAATCAGGATTTTTGCGAAGTAGCCAAACAGGTTGAAGCTGTCGTTAAGCAGCTTCATGCCGGTACGGTTGCCCGCCGCATTAACGGCACCGATGATATCAGCCGGGGTGACTTTGGTCGGGTCAGCATAGTTATAGCTGGCCTTCACCGTTGCATGTGCGGCAATGCTCTTACCGAGGTTGGTAATCACCCCTGTCTGTGCATCAAGCGAGTAGTCCTGACCTTCCACATAAGGCTGGCCGTCGCTGTCAGGCTTCAGCACCAGCTGTGCGACCACCGGATTAGCCAGCTGTGCCTTGCCCGACGCCTTATCGAAGGTTACGTCTTCATCGGCCACGGCGGTTTTATGCGCAGACGGATCAAGCACGTTAATGACCAGAACGGTGCCTGCGCCATGGTCGTAGATCGCATCCAGCGCCTGTGGAATGGTAAAGCCGGTGAGCTGACTGCCAAACGCCGCTGCATCTTTCTCAGACAGGCACTGCACCAGCGTATTGACGTCCCCCATCGGGGCGGTACCAATCAGGCCAATGACGGCAGATTTCACCGTTTTTACCGGGCGGGCACCGTTTTCCACCTCAATGGTTTCGACGCCGTGCAGATAGTTAGCTGCCATGGGAGTCCTCCGTTTTCACATCGTTGTCGCCGACGTTCCTGCGCTTTGGTGACTGCACAACCGGTATGCTGGCGGGTTTAGTCTCTTCAGATACCGGCGTCAGATGCTTCAGCGCCACCAGTACCTTCACATAGTCATGCTCCTCTGGCAGGGAAACATTTTTCCCCGGCCAGAGCAGGATTTCGGTTCCGTCCGACAGCGTGACGCCGCTGGCCGGGCCGGAATAGCGGTATTCTTTCATCACTCGCTTTCCTCATAGTTCACTTCGGTTAACAGCGGGCCGGACGGTAAATCGCTGTCTTCGATAAAGACACTTTCAGTGGCAAAGTCGAGGGCGTACTGCCACAGCCCCTTGACCTCACCGATAAATACCTCGCGGGTCAGCCAGATGCGACGGCGGCAGTTCGGCGGGGTGTAGCCACCGAGGATGCGACGGACTGCATCCAGAACATCAATCGCGCCTCTTTTACCGTTGAGCTGGCGGAAGACCACCGTGACGCAGAGCTGGATAGTCTGAGGCTGGAGTACCGCACCGATATCATTCGGCTTATCGAAGCGCGACCCGGCATAGCTCACCAGCAGCGCCCCAACCGGATGATTCAGGCGATATTCAGCCGGTTTCTCCGGGAAGTACTCCACCTGCAGCTGCGGCAGCTTCTCCCGTAACCGGGTCAGTACTGCATCGAGGACGGGCAGAACGTTCATCAGTATTTCTCCAGTAAGCCGTCGCGCCCGCCAAAGGTGGGGCGGCGTGCCCGTGCCCGGATTTCACCGGACTCAGGCACGTCTTTCTGAGTCGACTGCAGCCCCAGCGTCAGTTTTCCGTCGCGGATGGCCTCAAGCTGACGCCGGGCCTCTTTGTGGTCATCCTTCACGGTATCCGGGACTGCGCCTTCCGGACGGCGGGTGTAGAGCCGGTAACGCACCAGCGTGATGGCAATGTCGCGCAGAACGGTCGGTATCTCCGCCAGCGGCAGGGTATAGCGTCCGCGCAGATGGGCATCAATCAGCTCATCGGCATAGCGAATACAGCTGTCCACCACCTCAGTTTTCACCGTCGCGGGCGAATCGAAGTCCAGCTCCTCATTGGTGAGCTGAATTAGCGTCCGCTCAGGAACCTGTTCAAGCAAATCCGCGAGGGTGCAGTACATATCACACCCCGCGCAGGATGCGGATAACGTCGCCTTCGGCCAGAGCCTCATCCAGCGCAATCCCGGCAGAAATACCCGCCGGGGTCTCGCCTGATGCGGCTGTCTGGGGAACGGCGCAGGCATTCTCATCCGACTGGACATTCTGCCCTTTAGCAATCGCAGCACCAGCCTCGACTGCAACAATACCCAGTACGTTGACCGGCGTTACATCACCGGCAGCGGCATCCACCTCTGCCACGCCAAGCGCGACGGCTCCGGCCTGACAGGGGCCATTATCGGCACCGACAAAGCGCTGTTGCGTCAGCGCCGCGCTGGCCGTCACGGTGGTGGTCAGAATGACCTGTTGAGTTGTACCCATGACCGTCTCCTTATTTCACGATGTTGGTGACGAGATACCCGGCATCGCCACCGACCACGGCGACTTTGTAGATATCGGTATAACGGCAGTACTTCACTTTGCCGCCGACGCCGTCGTATTTATCCGCCACCGGCATCCCTTTACGGCGCAGGGTGTAACCGAAGGACGGTTCGTTTTCGTCGGCGCTGTCGGTGCCTGGCTGGGGTTTGCCGACGTAATGCAGCATCAGGTTGTCGCCCCAGATATCGGTCGGGACTTTGTCCTTGTTCTGCGCGTCTTTCATGGAGGCCATGGAGACTGGCTCGCCGATCACCACATCTTCCAGCTGGAAAAGGTCTTTCAGAATTTCGATGGTGATACGCTTGCGCTCGTTAGCACCAATCGCGGCCTGAATCGCCGGGTGGAACTTCAGCAGCGACATCACGCTGGCCCCCATGGTCATCAGGTTTGGACGCAGACCGGTGGCATTACGCACCGCTTCAATGCCGCCTTCAATGATACGAATAGGGTCACCCTTGCCACCGCCCCAGCGGTCGGCAGCGGCCAGCGCTTTGACGTTAGCTGCGCGATAGACGTTTTTGTCCTGAGCCAGACGGGCCGCATACAGTTCGCGTTTCAGGTTGACGCCGCTCGTCACACGGCGAATGGCTTTGGCTTCTTCGTTGAACATCGACTCCGCCTGCTCGCGATAGTCCACCGGTGCGGCCAGATCGTGCTCGTTGAGTACCAGATCCAGTTTGCCGGTTTTCTCACGCACCAGAACGTTACTGTCAGCCCCCACGGCACGCTCGGTGTCATACTCCACAAAAGCGGATTTACCGAAGGTCGGCACGGTCACACCTTCCTTATCGGTAAGAACAATGGGGAAAATGCGCTCACCGATGAACACGGCATTTTTATAACCGCGAGCGATGCTGGTCAGCACCGGGTCAACGACGCGCTTACCCTTTAAATAGTCAGACATGTTCTCTCCTTAATTACAGGCAGCGGGAGACAGCAGCGTCGTAGCTGATGCCTTCTTTTTTCGACAGTTCCAGCGCTTTCTGATGCAGCGCCAGACGTTCCGGGTCGGCTTCAGCGAACTCCGCTGACGTCGTTTTGATATCCGTGCTCACGCGGTCTTTGGTCGCGTGTTCACTGAAATTCAGTACCGGGGCAGTGCCATCCAGCAGCGTCTTAAACGCCGTGGCCAGCGGGGTGCGGGTATCGCCCTCGGCGAACTCGACAGGCTTATCGCCACCGGCTACCGCATCAAGAATGGCAACAACAACCGGTTTTGCTGCCGGGGTCAGGCGACCCGCGCCGACCAACTTCTCGGCAAAGGAGACGTTGTCCGCGTGCAGTTTGTCCTGCTTGCTCTTCGCTTCCTGTTCTGCCCGCTGGGTGGCTTCTGCTTTCAGACGTGTGTTTTCCGCCTGAAGCGCTTTGATTTCTTCTTCAGTCATGGTGCTGTTCTCTTGTTGAGGGTTGGGATTGTGTTCACTGAAGTCCGGTTCAGACTTCCCGGTGTCGCGGTAAGCCTCTTCGCGCAGGGAGTCAACCTGCCATGAAGGAAGCACCTTGTCGGTCTCGTCCAGCCCGAACTGGGCGATCAGAAAATCGCGCAGACGGCCCCATAAAGAGGCATTGGTGATATCACTCCAGTCGGCAAACTCCACGACGCCTTCTTCTTTCTCACCAAACGAAACCTGCTTCAGCCCCTTAATGGAAGGTGGCTGCGCCCCCAGAAAGCCGACATGACGCAGGTAAAGCGTGCCGGGCTTCGGGTTGTTCGGTGAGTCAGGGAGATAGAACGAGGCGGAGACCTTTTTGAAGCGTCCGTTGCCCACCAGTTCGGCAAACTGCGGGTCGAGCTGGTCAGGCTCAGCGAGCAGATCGCCGCCGTTAAGCGACAGGGATTTCACCCAGCCCCACGCCGGGTCTTCCGTTTTGGGGTGGCCAATAACGAGAGGCGCTTCATGGACGGACGGGTCATAGGCTTTCACGCAGGCGGCAAGATCGCTTTGCGTGAACGGCAGTTTCGTGCCGTGCATATCGGTATGAGTACCGGCTTTAAAAATGTGAATGGCTGGCATTTTGCTGTCCCGCGTTACGTTGTCGGGGACAGTCTGTGGAAAAAGCATCAGCAGCGCTTTTAATCTGCTTTAGAAAAAATCGGGGGTATCGGTACGGGGAATTTCACGCTGCGGGCAAATAGTGGTGCAAAGCGGGGGCTGTAAAGCCTTTATAAAGGTAATACAGCCCCTCAGCGGCTGGCAATGATAAATCACCCGCCTGTAGAGACAAAACTCAGCGACGGGCCGCTGCTTCAAGATGGCGGACAATCGTATCGAGGATGGGGACAACCACTTCAGGCTGCAGCTCACCGTCCCCTGTCAGCGGCAGGAACGGACGGGCCGGAAGTTCAACGGACTCATTACGCCCCGTTTTACCTCCGAACTGGTGAATCGGCCCATAAACGACATTAGTGCCAACCGCTGCCTGCCGGTCATCATGGTCGGTTGATACTGACCCCATCAGACGCCCGGTGTCCTGCAGTGTTTGTCCGTCGCGCTCTTCTGCTGCCAGCGAGGGAGTCCACCCCGGACGCCCCTCATCGAGAAAGTTAAACTGCGTCTCCGCCAGCAGGGTTCCGGCGATTTTGCGCATCGCGGGTTCCAGGTCTGTGGCAGCCAGGTCCAGCGCACGGAGGCTCCGGCGCAGGGATTCATCGTTAATGGTGATATTGACCAGGTTATCGGAAGCCATCGTTATCCTCTCAGTTCCTGCTGTGCCAGCGGCTGAAGCGTACCCTGATAGCGGGCAAGGTCGGGACGGTATGCAGCCCCCGGCGCGTAAGACCAGCCGACGTCGGTGGCCACCTTCGTGGTACCGGTATTGAAGGTGGCGACGTTCTGCATCTCGCCTGTTTTCTCTGAGACCAGCTTCAGCTCCCAGCCCATGGCTGAGCCAGAATCTGACACCTTCAGGCCACGGGCACGCACATCCGCCGCGCTCAGGGCAATGACGCCACAGCGGCAGCGCCAGCCGTTCGGCGGGTAGAACGCCTGCCAGAACGGGTCATCATAGCGCAGCACCAGACCATGCAGCGCCAGATGGCTCTTGCGGGTATGGCTGTCGTTGATGCCGGTATACATCCAGTACGGCCTGTCGTCGACGTTCTCCATCTGCTCCGCCCAGCGACCGGCGCTGTAGAGTACGGACATATTGGTGCGAAAGATGGTGTCGAGCCGCCACGGGCTGCCCTGCTGGATGGTGACCGGCTCGCCCGTTACCGGGTCGGTGGTGTCACGTGGCCCCCACCATCCCTTGCGCTGCAGCTCCGGCTCCAGCTGCTGGCGGAACCAGCGGTCAGTCTTGCCCTCATCCAGTGCCTGCTGCAGGGCGCTCCTGATATCTTCCAGGATATCAAGGCGGGTCACTTTGGCGACGGTAAAGGCGCGGGCATGGGCATCCTGCCACATCTCCTCCCAGTCCCACGTGAAGCTATACCCTTTGGACTTCAGGTAGCTGACAGCCCGCTTTGGGGGCAGCGTCATGCAGTACGCCAGTTCAGCCGTTGTCACGCTCATGCAGACGCCCCCAGACAGTTGCAACAAACATGATACGGGCCAGCCGTTCCTGCAGGTCATCCGCATTCATCTGCGGGTACAGTTCAGCCAGCGCCCCCAACAGCTCAGACGGGTTAACGCCGTCTTTCACCTGGTGAAAGAGCGGCTCCAGCACCGGCGCAAGTACGCCGTTTAAGTTACCACCGTTCATCAGAATATCCAGCGCATCATCGAGGTCCTGCTGGGCCTGAATATCAGCATCTATGGCCTCGGCGAACGACAGCGGCAGCGTGTTCTTCTGGCGCTCTGACGGTGGTGTCTCGTCAATATCGCCGTCCTGCAACTGGTACTCACGCTTGAAGTATTGCGGGGTGAAGACCACACCGGCGCGGCTGAGTTTCTCGTCGCGGGTTGCCTGAGTATCGTCGACCGTTCCCTGTTCCCACATCTTCCAGACGGGGCTGGCCACATCGCCAAAGTTCATTGATACCGCCATCCTGATGGCCTGATTCACCGCGCTTTCCACGATATCAGCGTCAGCGTCACGGATATCATCGGTGACCTCCAGTCCGGCCTGCGCGGAGGCGCGGTTACTGTTGGCCTCGGTGGTCTGGTTCTGCCCCAGCAGGGCGATGGAGATTTCACTGCGGGCAAGCGTTATCAGGTTCTGATAAATATCGCTGCTGTCGGCCTTGCCTGCGGCCTCCTTGATTTCGATAGAGGAATCGTCAGGGATAGCGGCCACCGCGTCTTCCACCATTGCCTCCATGGAATCCAGCAGCAGGTCAATCTCACCCTGAGCGGTACCGCGCGGATGCTTGCCGATAACCCACGGTGAGCCGTATTTCTCGGCAAAGCGCACCCAGAACTTCATGCCACCTTTTTTGAAGGTCACGGGCCAGAAGCACATCGACAGGTCAGGGAAGCCATACGGGTTATCGTAGGTCGCGTCCTGACGCGGTACCACGAACTTGTTCAGCGGTACCGGCTCGCCTTCCAGCCCGGCGTCTTTTGCCCGAAAGCGCAGCAGGTTGTCATTGTCGAACTGGAACCACTCTGGCGGCTTACCCACGATATCGGCGATGCCCCAGGATTTAACAGAACGCCCCCACATGACCTCACAGGGCTGATACCCGTAGAGAACGGCGTCGGTCATCTCGCCGATGATGCGGGACAAATCCAGATCGTCGAGCATATCCCGGATGAAGCTGAATACCCGCGCCGGGGCATGACCGCGCTCAAGACCACGCTCCAGCGACTTGACCGCCGCCTTACGCCTGCGGATGCACCCACCAACCAGCGGGTCGGTACGCAGTTCACGATAGATGCGGATATCCCGGCCCTGAGATTTCAGAATGGGGTCAGGGTTAGGCAGGTACATTCCCAGCCCGAAGAAGTCGATGGAGCGGCTGCGCGAGGCGATCTGCTCCGTCAGCGTTTTATTGGGTTCGGCAAAAGAGACAAACTCATTGGGTGAAACCCAGAGTCCACGAGCCATCAGTAATCCTCCAGCATACGGGCCGCCTGACGACGACGGCGTGAGCTTGCCTTCACCGGCCCTTTGTTAATTTCACGGCTGGCGAAGTACGCCAGCGCCAGCGCGATGGCTGAATCCCCGTGACGTTTGCCACTGTCAGACTTCGCTTTTGAGCGCTGTTCCGGCACGCGGGGAACGCCGTTTACCACCTGAACGGCCCGCAGGTCGTCCAGCGTGTCTTCATCCTTCGGTAAATCCACCAGGTTGCCATCTTCCAGCGCAGCCTTGACCGGCGGCATATGCTCGCGATACCAGTTTTCAGTAGGCATGACCTGCTTAACCCGGCTGGAGCCGTAGCGCTGCATGGCATATTCGGCGAGGTAAGAGCCGTTACCACGGGCATCGAACGCCGCGCCCATCAGGTTTGGCAGGCCGTCCATCAGATACCACGCGATTTGCTCCTGCTGTTTGAACGGCACGTTGCGCAGCTCCAGCACGAACGGTACGCGGCGTACCAGGTTCTTCTCCTGCAGCAGGGGATAGTCCACCGACAGATCACCGCTGCGCCCAAAGTCGCGCCCCAGGAAAGAACGTGCGTCAGCAGGCAGTGCTTCCAGCAACGGTTTGAGGTGTTCGTCCAGCCAGTCCTGCGTCTCGCTCCAGCGGACGTCGTCGGGCTTCAGCTCGTAGCCCTCCGGGCAGGTCAGGCGCAACACCGGTGTGTCAGCCGACATACGGGACTCAATCAGGGCGCGGGACAGCCAGGCGCCGCCACCGTTGGCCGGGACACAGTCAAGCTCCTCCGATGCACCGGCACCGTAGAATTTGTACACCGATGCCATCCACGCCTGCTCGGACGCTTGCGACCATTCTTTCCCGGTACGCAGGCAGACGCGGTGGAACAGTCCCTCGGACACGGCCTCCTGAAAAGTAATGCGGTGTACACTCCCCCCCTGACGCCCGGCCCGGATATCACCGATAAGCGTATTGAACGGGTTATCGTCACCGTCATGGGTGGAGATAACGCGCACTTTACCGCCCCAGATAAGCATCGCCAGCGCCGCCTTCAGCAGCTCGTCCAGTTGCTCATGGAACGCCGCTTCATCGATAACGATGATGCCCTGACGGCCACGCAGGTTCGACGGTCGACTGGAGAGCGCGACAACGCGGAAACCGGAGTCGGGAAACTTGATGGTGTAGGTCTTGATGTGCTTGTCGTCTTCGTCCTCCTCCCAGAAACCCTCTTCGATTTCACTGGCGGCATAGTTGAATGCCCGCGCCCACATTGCACACGCCTGGATATATTCGACGGTCATGTCCTGGTTATAGGCGATGTAATACACGTTCATCCCGCCCGCAGGCGCTGAAGAGGCTGCGGTCAGCACATCATCGGACGCCTCAGCCCAGGTGATACCGGTACGGCGGCTCTTCTCAATCACCTTAAGCGGGGAGGTGTCAGCCACCCAGCGCTGCTGGTAGGGCATCAGAACGGCGGGGATATTCAGCGCCGAGGTATCAGGCAAAACGGGGGCAAGCTGACTCATGTGGCAATCCCCAGAATTTCACGGCGCAGCGCCTGTACTGCATCGGTTGACAGTCCACCCTTACGGGCAATTTTCTCGGCGTTGCTGGCTGCCTGCTGCGCTCTGGCCCGGACTTCGGACTGGAACTTCTTGAGGTTGACGGACGCGCGGGACAGCGTGGCCACGTTCTTCGCCACCTTCGACAGCAGCGCCACGCGCTCTTTGGGGTCGACTTCGCCTTCTTCCGCTTCCTGCAGCTGGACAATACTCTCGAACAGCTCAGTCTGAATCAGGGCGATCACCGCTTCCGAACGCGCATCCTGATCGTCAGCAGCTCCCTCGGTCAGCATGCGTGCCGCTTCTGTCGCCGCACGGATAGCGCCATAGCGGCGCTCAATCTTCTGGCCATAGCGATGGATAGCCGATTTGCTGATGACGTAACCCTGCTCACGCAGCAGGGACTCCAGCTCGTTGTACCCGCTGAAGCCGGATTCAGTCAGCGCCCGCTCAAGCCAGCGACGCACATCTTCCGGCAGCTTTTCTATCGTGCTGCGTCTGGCCATCATTCACTCCAGTACTTTTCCGGGCGGGCGATGCCAGGGCCGCATTCCACGGTGTATTCCACCAGGTCAACGCCGAGGCGGGTCAGGTCAGCAAACCAGTCACCGGAAGGCTTCTTCTCCAGATCTACCATCTTGCGGTCGGCCAGATAATCCAGCTCACGGCGCAGCTCCAGCGGCGTGGTGTCCGGGTAGATGGCGCGGGATACATCCAGCAGCAGCGTCTCGCTGGCGGTATACGGGCGGGTTTTGTTCAGAGCAACCAGCAGACTCCAGCGCAGGGATTCCCGGCGCACGCGGGCGATATCAACCATGGTGACCTCCTGTATGACGGTACTGCTGTACCACTTCCAGTTTGTTGTAGAGTGCGTCCAGCTTGGCCTCGATGACCGTCTGGCCACGGATGTAATCCTCGCGGCGGACGTAGTTCAGCGGTAAATCCGCCTTAAACCGCATAAATTCTTTTTCCAGCTCGCCCCAGTTGGAGGCGGACTGTTGCAGCGACTGCTCAAGGGAGGCGAACCGCGCCGCCTGACGCTCCTCCGCTTTACTGAACAGCCACTTGGCCATACCGCCGACAAAGCTCATGAAGGTGATGAGAAAGCCCACCACCGTCCAGAATTCAACCTGCAACGTCATTTCTGTAATCCTTCCCGTTCGTCCAGCAACCCGTTTATCTGGCTGCGCCAGATGCGGCACTGCTTCGCGTTGTCGATGATGTTGGCGAGGACGTCACGCTGGGAGACGCCTGAGTCGCGTAGCCAGGCGTCAGCGGCTGCAGGTTGCCCGGACGCTGCGCGAGTGCCGGTGCCAGCGGCGGCAGTTGCGTCTGAATGACCGGCGTCGACGGATGCGTTGTCATATCCGAGCGCGGCGTTGTACTGGCGCACGAAACCGCGAGTAAACACGCACTCAATGGGATGGCTCTTGCCTTTTTCATCAATCCAGCGCTGTGTGACATCGTTAATTTGCCCCTGTAGTTGTTTGTTCTGGCTCTCAAGCTGAGCAATCTGCTCAAGGTAACTGGCCTCGGCCTGATGCCCGGCGGCAACCTGTTCCTGATACCGTTTTGCCCAGGCCCGTAGCGCAGCGTTCTCACGCGTTGCCTGCTCCGTTTTGTATGTGTCGAATGCTGACTGCAACTCACTGACCGCCTTATCGCCGTCGCGCGTAGCGTTTTCATGCCCGCTTTCGTAGCCCAGGTAATAAAGTCCAATCAGAAAAGCATTTATGACCACTGCCAGAAGCAAACTGCGCCACGGCAGATTTTTTAGCAGGTTAGTCCACACAGCTGCTGCCTCCCCATGTGAGATAGCGCGGAGCCAGCTCTCGCAGGATACGCTGCGGGTAGTGGCGGTTCTCCCGCCAGTTGGCAGCGCTGCGCCCGGCATTCACCGTGGCGACATGTCCAAACCAGCGAGAACTGTCCAGCCCCTGCTGTGAGGCCAGCCGCTTGTCCCGCTGTACCCAGCCCAGACCGCCGTTATAGCCTGACAGCGTCATGGCCATACGCTCGCAGCCGTTGGCGGCGCTGACGCGCTGCCACAGCCAGCGGTCATAGCTGACCAGCGCCCTGATGGCCCATGCAGGATTAAACGGCTCGCGACTGTTAAGTCCCGGCATCAGCTGGCTTATCCAGTCAGCAGTGGCGGGCATAAACTGCGCCAGCCCCTGAGCGCCAACCGGCGAGACAGCATCAGGTCGCCAGCCGCTTTCCTGATGCAGCTGTGCGGCGAAATCGGCCACCGGCGCAGACAGCCCCCATTCAAGCCGGGCATTACGGATCACATCGTCGCGATACTGCAGCGCGGCCTGTGGCGGCTGGGCTGCGCGGGCCTGACTGAAGAAGCCGCCACACCAGAGCAGCCAGGCAATCACCAGGTTGCCAGCAAGCTGCCACCAGAAGCTGTATTTATCGTTGCGTGGCTCGCCATGCTTGATGGCGGTTACGCCCAGACCAAAGGCGAGCAGGATGATGAGGGTGATTTGAGGCCAGTTCATGGTCACAGCCCCGTAGCCACGGCCAGACAGACCGCTGCAACAATCAGAGCACGGCGGATCAATGCGGCAGAAAACACCAGATGGAGGCCGGTCTGCACCGGGAAACGTCCGTCGGCCATCAGCCTGTCATCGTGCTTCAGATACTGACCGGGGCGGGCTTTGGGGAACAGCGAACGATCAAGCCAGTAGCCCAGCACAGCTGCCAGCGTGATGAGTGACAGCTTGTAGACAACCACCGGCAGCTGCTGGGGCGATACAAGACCGATGGTGCCGAGCAGCAGCACAGCGGTCAGCAACCAGCCGCTGAGGCGTGGCTTTTTAACAGGGGGAATGAATTTTTTCAGGTTTTTCATGGTGCGTCTCCTTGTGTGGTGGAGGCAGCATCACAAATGGTCGGGGAAAGGGATTTTAAACAGCGTTAATAGTGAGGATGCGGACGAGAACCGCATGATGGCTTTGAAAGAACGACCAGCCCGGTGCTGTAACACCAGGCTGGTCATCAACCCACAGGTATGCACTGTGAGCCGACCAGGGTTCAGTCAGTCTCGCGAGACCAGACTAGCCTGCCATATTTTCATTAATTGCAAAAGGCTTACGGATAATGAAAGAACAATCTTTACCCATCGTCCCCTGGATTGGGGGTAAACGTCGTCTGGCTAAACACATTCTGCCTATGTTCCCGGCCCACACTTGCTACGTGGAGCCGTTCTGCGGCGCAGCGGCGCTCTATTTCCTTAAGACTCCCAGCAAGACCGAAGTCATCAACGATATTAACGGCGAGCTGGTGAACCTCTATCGGGTGGTAAAACATCACCTGGAAGAGTTTGTCCGCCAGTTCAAGTGGGCACTGGTCAGCCGTCAGATATTCAAATGGCTGCAGGACACGCCGGAAGAGACGCTCACCGACATTCAGCGGGCGGCCCGGTTCTACTACCTGCAGAAACAGGCGTTTGGAGGCAAGGTCGCCGATCACACTTTCGGTACCTCCACCACCAGTGCGCCGCGCTTCAATCTGCTGCGTATTGAGGAGGAACTGTCTATGGCACACCTGCGCCTGTCGAGAACGCTGATAGAGCATCTGGACTGGCACCAGTGCATAGAGCGATATGATCGCCCCCACACGCTTTTCTACTGTGATCCACCGTACTGGGGAACGGAAGGCTATGGTGTGGATTTCCCTATAGGTAACTATGTCCACATGGCGGAGCTGGCGCGGAGCATCAAAGGTAAGATGATTATATCGGTGAACGATATCCCGGAAATGCGGCAGGCATTCAATGGTCTGAATATTCAAACCGTTGACATCAACTACAGCCTGGCGGGTAAGCCATCACCGCGCCAGGAACTTGTGATATGCAATTTCTGAAAGGAGAAACGCATGAGTTCAGCAATCAATAAGCCCAAAGCCTCATACTTAATGGGGATAACCTGCGATGAGTATGAAACTGCAGCAAAAATCTACACACTTAGCGTCAATGCAGACAATCTGGCAGAGGCGATAAGAGAGATGCAGGCCGCGCTTGAGCAGGTGGAGAAAACGCCACGAATGCTCCCTGAAAATAAGCTAAAAGGAATACTCATTGGTCAGATAAAATTAACCATTTCCCCCAATCCCAATAGCCATGCGAACTTGCTATCAGGCTCCTGTTGTTGATGAGCTGTGACACCGTTAATGCGTAAAAAATGATACTCAAGGGCGGATTTAAATCGCCCTTACTTCTATTAGAACTGCAAGTGTTTTTAAGCACTTTCCTAAAAAAAGAAGTGAATCACTGCCCAGATAACTAAGGTGATGACGACCAAGCCAACCGCAAGCTCAAGCTTATCTTTAGATGTCATCTTGGCTACAGCAACAGAAGGGGATAAATCCAGCTCTTTAGTCGATGGATTTTCAGCTGGAGCATCCAAATTTTCAACCTGGACCTTATCGGTTACAGGCAAATTATTTGCGTTATCGAAAGCGATTGACTGCAGCTTTAAAAAGGTTTTTGCATCCGTTTTAGCTAGAAGCTGCCTATTCCCCGTGAATGCCGCTTTAAATGTTATGGTCTTCTTTGTCTTATCTGCTGCGCCAAGCAAGCCTCCAATGACCAAACCCGCGCCACCAAATATTAGCCCACCAAGGATACCTGTGCCTGTGGCCTTACCTATGCGGCTTTCCACCTCACTGTCTGCAATTTCAATTGATAGCAGCTCTTCCTTCGGGTTCAGCACAATAGCATCAGGGAAGCCTTGTTTAGGTTTTTTACCGAAGACAATAGTGCCAAAGCCAAAACTTGCCCATCCCTTGGGAAAATTTCCTGCAATAACCTGAATACCCGCCATGTTGGTCTCCTTTTTCTTATACATCCAGCTTATTCTGCATTAAAGATTCAGAGCATATCATGATGCTGTTTTTGTTTTTTTGCTCACCTTTCCCTGTTCCGCCAACGCAAAGGCTGTACGCTCTAAAGCCTTTTTGTCTGAATCATTTAAGTGCTCATAGTTATCCAACAACGCCGCCTGCCGGGTTGTTAAGGAAGGTCTCTCTACAATAGCCCCTGGAGCACACTGACCAGTAAGTATGTAAGTAACATCTATGCCCGCTGCATCCAAAAGAGCCAATTTATCTAAGGGCGTATTGCCCTTTTCCATCCAGTTGTAAATCGTCGCACGAGATATGCCCGTTAACTTAGCAACAGTTTGAGGGCCGACGCGTTTTAATTCCTCAACTAGACGATCGTGAAGTTCTTCTAAAATAATGGACATACACCTTGCTCTGTCTAATTTTTTAGACAATAATCTAACACACATAGTACAAACATAGTTGTATCAACCAAGGAGACAACAATGACTGCAGACCAAGTCAAAACGCACTTCCGCCAGCGGGGAATTACATTCACCCAGTGGGCAGAAGAAAACGGCTACAGCCGTTACGAGGTCTACCGCGTTCTCAACGGTCAGACCAAGGCTCGTTACGGTAAATCCCATGAAATCGCTGTGAAGCTTGGACTTAAATCAGCAGCCCAAGCCGCCTGATGTTTTTTTGTCTGCGTAAAAGGTTATCACATATTGCAAAAAGGGGAATGTGACATGAGTAAGGCAAATGTATCCAGTTCTGGCTCCCGCATTCTGCGCGTTCTTAAAGCACTGCGCGGTCACGCCCTGAACGGGGTTTCTAACGGTGAACTGGCATCAGCTCTGGGAGAGTCTCCAGCCAACATCAACCGCGCCCTAAATACCCTGATTGAAGAAGGGCTGGCGCTCAAGCTTGAAAACGGGCGTTTTGCTCCTGGTGTACAGCTTTTGCAAATCGCCATGGCCCATAACAATGAAATGTCCCGCGCACAGGGGCGCATCGACGAACTTAACCAGCGTGTACTGGCTGGTAGCCGCTAAGGAGTAACAATGGCTCGCACAAAATCACAACATGCTGAACTTGCACCTGACGTGGAGCTAAATCCCGAACTGAAAGCGACTCAAAATCTGATGGCGACAGTTACCAGCCAACTCAGTGATGAACGTGATCTGCTGAATCAGCTTCTTGGTCAGGCACAGATGGCTGATGCATTTGAGCAATTTTCCCGAACGGTTCGGACTTCTAAACTGGCATTTGTTAAAGAAAACAAGCTATATCGCAATCTAAAGGGCAAGAAAACACCGAACGGTTCGGAGTTTTCGGGCACATGGGATGAGTTTTGTAATGTTCTCGGAATCTCCGTTGATAAAGCAGATTTGGATATTGCCAACCTTACCGCCTTCGGTGAAGAAGCCTTAGATTCCATGTCCCGCATGGGGATTGGTTATCGCGAACTGCGCCAGTTCCGCCGCCTGCCGGACGACCAGAAAAGCGCCCTCATTGAAGTAGCCAAAGAAGGCGACAAAACGGCCCTGCTGGAGCTGGCCGAGGAAATGATCGCCAAGCACACCAAAGAGAAAGAAGACCTCAAAACCGACCTCGAAATCAGCCGCCAGACGCTGGCCGAAAAGAAAGATGAGATCAACGTTCTCAAAGATCAGGCTGACGAACTCAAGGCGAAACTGACGCGCCGTGCAACTACAGAGACGCCTGATGAAGAAGGTCAGGCGCTTGAAACGGAAGCCACTGGCTTTAAAAGCGGCGTACTCAGCGCTCTTATCAACCTCAAATGCGGCTTTGAGGCACTGGCCGAACACGCAGAACGTACCGGCATCAGCCACACCCATATCATGGCAGGACTGCTTGATGATATCGAAGCCCGTGTAGTCGACATGCGTCAACAGTTTGACCTGCCTGACTTCCGCGAGATTGACAGCATGCCGGACTGGGTGAAAGAAGCACAGGAAGAGGATGAATAACATGGTCGCTTCACATCTGACACCACCAGTAAGAGAACGGGAACCGCAGGAAAGCCTTTACATGGATAGCCCGGAAGTTCTTGGACACGCGCTATGCACTCTTGTACCAGACATGATGGAGGGATTCTGCATCCTGACCAGTACTGGAGAAATCAGGATTTCAGCACCCGATGCGCCTGCATTTGCCACCGCAATGGAAACGTTACTTCTGGAAAAAATTCACTATATCCAAAACGAACGCTGTCGCCGTTCTGCCAACAAACGGGCTGTTGAGATTGCGGAGAAACTTCACGAGAACAGTGAGAAATGGAAGCAATGGCAACAAAAAGCGAAGGCTGAATCATGAATCCAGCGCTGACGCAACGGCTTGTCAGCATAGCCGCCGCCGCTGACGCAGCCGGACACGGTGAAAAAGAGGCGGTATACCGGGCGGCGTGTGAAGAACTGCAGATGTCACGCGCCACCCTGCTGAAAAAGCTTAAGGGGGTACGGATGAGCCGACCACGCAAACAGCGCTCAGATGCCGGTAAAACTACGCTGACCCACGATGAGATGCTGACGATTTCCGGGGCGTGGCTGGCGTCTCCCCGTCCCGGAAACGGTAAGAAAGGCTACAGTCTGGAGGATATTGTGGACGGATTACGCGATAACAACCTGATTATTGCTGGTCGTACCGATACTGATACCGGAGAATTTTTCCCGCTGTCAATTGACGCCATCAGCCGTGCTCTCCGCCAGCATCGTATGCACCCCGACCAGTTGCGGGCACCATCTCCTGCTCTGGAGCTGGCGAGTCTGCATCCAAACCACGTCTGGCAGCTGGATGCGTCCATCTGCGTGCTGTATTACCTCAAAAATCCGGCCAAAAGGGCAAAAGGGGACACCGGGCTGCGCGTCATGAGCGCGGCAGAGTTCAACAAAAACAAACCCCGCAACCTTGACCGTATCGTCAATGACCGGGTGTGGTCATTTGAAATCACCGACCACACAACAGGCTGGATTTACGTCGAGTACCGCTTTGGTGGGGAGAGTGCCGTCAACTTTCTGGAGGTGATGATTAACGCCATGCAGGAACGTGGCAGTGCTGACGTGCTGCACGGTGTGCCGAAGATTCTGTTTACTGACCCCGGCTCTGCGCTTGTCTCGGCCTCCCTTCTCAACATGTGCCGGGCGATGGGCATTCGCACCATTCAGCATAAGGCTCACAACGCCCGCGCCACCGGTTCTGTGGAAAAGGCCCGTGACATTATTGAACGCAAGTTCGAGGGCGGTCTGCGCTTTCTCCGGGTGGATGATATTGATGAACTGAACCGGCTGGCGCGTCTCTGGCGTATGAAGTTTAACCGCACCGCAATCCACAGCCGCCACAGCATGTCGCGTACCGATGCCTGGCTGAGAATTACCGAAGAGCAACTGGTAAAGGCTCCTGCACCTGAAATCTGCAGAGAACTGGCCATCTCCGCACCTGAAGAACGCACGGTGACTGGCAAGCTGCGCGTACCGTTCAGAGGCAAGGAATACGATGTGTCTGACGTTCCTGGTGTGTTCGTCGGTGACAAGGTACTGGTTGCACGCAATCCGTGGTCAGACGAGGAAGCGCGGGTCGTTATCGTCAATGATGAAGGATTTGAAACCTTCCACGTTATTCACGCGATACAGAAAGATGAACTCTGGCAGTACAGCACCAGCGCACCGGTGATTGGTGAAGAATATCGACAGTTGCCGGAAACCGTTACCCAGGCAAACCGCGATCAAGTGGAACAGCATACCTACGGCACCGCCAGCCAGGAAGAAACCGAGGCAGCGAAGAAAGACAAAGCCCTGCCGTTCGGTGGGCGCTTCAACCCTTATCTGGATATTGAGCGCGATGACCACCCGACCTACCTGCCGAAGCGCGGTCAGGCTTCAGATGTGCGCGGGCCGCGTATTGAGCAGCGTCCGCTGACCCATGTGGAGGCGGCGAAAGCCCTGCGCGAGAAGTTCAGCGCTAACGGCCATACCTGGACGCCGGAACATTACCGCCAGTTAACGGCGCAGTACCCGGATGGCGTACCGGAAGCCGCGCTGGATGAGGTGATGGTCACCCTGACCACTCCGGCCCGCAGCAGCGTTATCAGCATCGTTAACGGCAACTGAGGAGGAAGACATGCTGGTACTTAAGCAACAACTGAAAGAGGCCCGCATCCCGCAGGCGGTGGTGGCAAGAGCCGTCGCCGTTTCCGAGGCCACGCTGGCCCAGATTGTGAACCATAACGAGTGGCCCCGTACCAGCCCCGAGGAGGTGCGCCAGCGTCTGGCGTCCTGGCTGGAAAGTCAGGGAATTGATACAGCGAAGAGTTTTGATGCTGCACAGGGCGCTGTCACGCCCCGTACAGCGGGTACTACCGATAAAACCAACCTCAGTGAGGAAGAGAACATGTTACTCAAAAAGCAGGTGTTATTTCCAGCAACCAAAAAAGCGTTTGGCCTTTTCCGTGACCCGTTCGCCGATGAAGCCATGCAGGGCGCGGACGATGTGTTCACCACGCCGGATATCCGCTACGTGCGTGAGGCGCTGTTCCAGACCGCCCGCCACGGTGGCTTTCTGGCGGTTATCGGCGAGTCGGGCGCGGGTAAATCCACGCTGCGCCGCGACCTGATTGAACGCGTCAACCGCGAGAACGCGCCGGTGATTGTTATCGAGCCATACATCATCGCCATGGAAGACAACGACGTGAAGGGCAAAACCCTGAAGGCAGCAGCTATCGCCGAGGCAATCATCAGTACCATCGCGCCGCTGGAGAGCATCAAACGCAGCCAGGACGCCCGCTTTCGCCAGTTGCACCGCGTCCTGAAGGACAGCAGCCAGGCGGGTTTCAGCCACGTTCTGGTGATTGAGGAGGCCCACAGCCTGCCCATCCCGACACTGAAGCACCTCAAACGCTTTTTCGAACTGGAATCGGGCTTTAAAAAACTGCTGTCCATCGTGCTGATTGGCCAGCCTGAACTGGCGGACAAACTGTCCGAACGCAACATGGAAGTCCGTGAGGTCGTCCAGCGCTGCGAGGTGGTTGAACTGCTGCCGCTGGACAACAGCCTGGAAGAGTTTCTGACGTTCAAACTGCAACGCGCCGGTAAGCAGCTGTCTGACATCATGGACGCCAGCGCAGTGGAAGCCATCCGCGCCCGTCTGAGCAATCTGGGCAGCAACCGTAAAAGCATGGTCAGCCTGCTGTATCCGCTGGCCGTCAGTAACCTGGTGATAGCCGCCATGAATCTGGCTGCTGAAATCGGGGTTCCGCAGGTCAACGCCGACGTCGTCAAAGGAGTTTAATCATGAAATCCATCGCCGATATCAACCAGCAGATGAACAAGGTGCAGTCCGCCATTATGGCGCTCAACGCCATGAACACTACCGTGCAGAGCGTCATGATTGCTGGCAGTAAGCCGGTTATCCGTATCGCCCGCAACGGGCACTGTGCCCGCCTGCTGGAGCAGGGCAAAGCGAGTTATACCCATGTTGGCCATGACGGCTCAGGGCGCTTCCGTCAGGGCGTCTTTGAGCTGCATGGCTGCCGCATTACCTGGTCAGAGTCGTTACATTAACCATAAGGTGAACAGAGATGAGCGAAGTAAATAAAGAAAACTACATGAAAGACCGCAAGGGGCGTCTGGTGCCGGTTGACCAGGTGTCTGACTATGACCTTGCGATGGACTCTTTCGTTAAAGAACAGGTTGCCGCCGCGAAGGTTAAACGCGATGAACTCAGCGACTTCAAGCGTCGTGCCTTTGACGAGTGCTATGCCTGGCTTGACCTTGTGGCCGAGAAGTACGGCAGAACACGCGGCGGTGCCAAAGGCAACGTGACCTTCAGCAGCTTCGACGGTGCTCAGCAGATCACCATCCGCGTGCAGGAAACCCTGACCTTCGGGCCAGAGCTGCAGATTGCCAAAGACCTGATAGACGAGTGCGTCACCGAGTGGTCGGAAGGCGCGAACGCCAACCTGCGGGCCATCATCAGCGATGCTTTTCAGGTGGACAAAGAGGGCCAGCTTAATACCGGACGTATTCTTTCCCTGCGCCGCGTCAAGATTCAGGACGAGCGCTGGAACCGGGCAATGGAGGCTATATCGGAATCACTGCAAGTGGCAATGTCCAAAACCTATATTAATTTCCGGGAGAAAGATAAACACGGGAAGCTAATTAATATCCCGTTAGATATCGCTGCCATTTAATTTTAATTCAATTTCTTTTTATTTCGGCGTCAGCGCTGTGGGTTTCTGCACGCCGAAAACAGCATTAAGGAATAAAACATGTCCATCAAATGTACCAACTGCCAGAAAGGTATCACCACCCTGAAGTTCAGCGACGCCAGCGTCATTACCTCCGGTAAGTACCGTGTGCCAGCCGTCCTCATCACGCTGGTATGCCCTCACTGCAGCCAGCATTACTACGTGGAAGTCCCTGCCATGGAGTTCATCCCCTGCGAGGCGAAAAAATGAAAGGCATGAAATTATATAACCGCTCCACTATTTATAGCCTGGCCCTGAAAACCTTCGGCCCTGAAGCACAGGCGCTGAAGCTGATGGAAGAAGCCGCCGAACTGGCCGCTGCTGCCGCCCGCAACATGAATGGCCTGGGCAGTGAAGTTGACCTGGCTGGCGAACTGGCCGACGTTGAAATCATGATTGAACAGTTCCGCCTCAACGGGATGGGCCTGATGATTGACTATCATAAGCAGCAAAAGCTGGAACGCCTCGCCGAACGTCTGGGGGTGACTTATGCCACAGAATAATAAGCTAACTGAAGAACGTCTGCTCTTTATCTATCAAAGCCTGAAGCGCTGGGCCGATCATGATGCCGTATTAAACAGCTATATCAGCGGTCAAAAGATAGACCCAATATTTCATGACTGCGTTGTAGCACTGGCTGAGTTGTTAGATCACCGCAAATCAGGTACGTCTGAACCTGTTTCATTCGATGCGCTCAACGCAGCAGTAGCAGAGGTTACTGGCGGCAACCAGCACGCCTGGAATGGTAATATTTACAAGGGCCATCAGGAAGTTCCATTTATCAATTACAACTCACTATCGCGCATTGTTGAGAAATTCAGGGCTGCACAGCCGCCAGTGCCGGAAGAGATTATGCCAGACCACGATAACACCTATGACTATGTAAACGGCTGGAACAACTGTCGTGCTGCAATGCTTCGTCACCAGCCAGTGAACGAACAGGAACAGTGGAAGCTGGGGGCTAAATGATGAAGTTCTTACGCAAGAAGAAAGCATCAAAACCATGCCGTACTACTGCTAAATATCTTTTTGCTCGCGCCTTTTTTAAGAACGTAAGGCCTGGGATTCAAATTGGTGTTATTGCAGGACGCGAGCAAGTTAAAAATTACATGTCAGGTGCATGGTGGAATAACAACCCGATTATTACGGCCCGTAATATTCATATCAACTGGGGCGGGATTCATTATGATCGCTGAAACTATTGTTTGTGCCCTGTTCTGGTATGGTTTTGTGGGCTGGTGTACTGCTGAATTGCACCGGCGCTCTGGGTTTTATTCACGTTACACCGGAGCCAGTCATTGGATCAGTTGGGCCGTTATGTTCCTGTGCTGGCCTGTAGCGCTTCCTTTATATGTCGATTATATCGGTGGCGCAGGTAAAAGGAGCGACGATGATGACTAAGCAGCGTCTTATTCAACTCATCCATATTGCCCGCAATGACCTCCAGATGGATGAGGACACCTACCGCCAGATGCTACAGGGGCTGACCGGCAAAGCCTCAACCAAAGGGATGGATACCCCACAGCTAAACCGCGTGCTGGAATCCATGAAAAATAAAGGCTTTCGCATTAAGCCTGCCGGGAAAGCCAAGTCCGGCTTACCGCTGGATAGTCATCCGCAGTCAAAGAAAATCCGTGCGCTATGGCTTGAAATGGCTGCCGCAGGCATCGTCCGAGACAGTTCAGAGCAGGCGCTGGCGCTGTGGGTTAAACGGGAAACAGGCATCAGCGCGTTACGCTGGCTCAGCAATGAGCAGGCAAGTAGCGTGATTGAGAAACTGAAGAAGTGGCAGCGCAGAGCTGCGGGAGTGAAGCAATGAGCGACCTGAATCAGTTTCGTAGTAAAGGGCCGGAACTGTTGGTAGAACTGGCACAGCATACCTCTGAGACCGTCCGCGAGATTATTGATATCGAACCCGCAGTTGCCGACCAGATTGGTCAGGCCGTCGCGAACCGCATGATGCAGGTCTGGGGTGGGCAAAACGTCTATTTTCCGATGGGCATGGTCTGGAAGGTCAGTCAGCGCGACCGGGAAATCTTCCTGGAGTTTGACGGACGCAACCATCACGAACTGGCCCGCAAATTCGGTGTTTCACTACAGTGGGTTTACAGCGTGGTGAAGCGGGTCAGAAAAGAAGAATTGGATCGGATGCAGGGCAAACTGTTTGATGGTGACTCTGATTCAGAGAAGGTGGAAAATAGCTAAGCTATTTATAGGAGGACAGATGGCCAGACCAAGCAATATTGATAAACTGCCAGAGGATGTTCGTGCCGAGCTTCATAGCGAATTATCGCGCACAAACTTCACCGGTTATGAATGGCTCTCGCTCTGGTTAGCCGATAAAGGTTACAGCGTATCGAAGTCAGCCATTCAGCGTTATGCTGTCGCGAATAAAAATGAAATTCTGGGCCTACAGCAAGAGAGTCGATTCCATCAGGCACAGCTTCGACTTAATGCGCTTGGTGTAGCGGCAACAATTTCACCAGGAAAAGACCTTGGAAGTTTGAAGAATGATGCAGATGCACTACTAAAATGGGCGTTGTTTGGTTACTGAATGAGTGGGGGGCATCGTCCCCCTTAATTTTCATATACTGTAAATGAATTACATAACCTTTTGTTTGTCTCTTCCCATCACGTACCATAAAGTCCCATTTATCTTACGGTACCCCCTATATTTATCTCACGTCTAATCAAGCTGGGCGAATGGCGCGAGCGTCAGCTCGATGCCGGTTACGCCACGCTGGCGGATGTCCCGACCGACAGGCTCGACGGCGAAAGTGTGCGTGTTTTCCACTACTTCAACGCCGTGTGTGCAATGACGACCGCCACGCTTTACGAGCGTTTTCGCGGCGTGGATGCGACCGCCAGAGGTGACAAAAAGGCCGACAGCATCGACAGCACTATCGATGAAATGTGGCGTGATATGCGCTGGTCTGTGGCGCGCATCCAGGACAAAGCGCGCTGCATTGTGGGGCAAATCTGATGAAAGTGTATGCGCTACAGGGCGACACCCTCGACGCGATTTGTGTGCGGTACTACGGGCGCACCGAGGGCGTGGTCGAAACCGTCTTAGAAGCTAATCCCGGTCTGTCTGAGCTCGGCGTCATCCTGCCGCACGGCACGGCAATTGAACTGCCCGAGACCGACAGTGCGGCCAGAACCGAAACGGTGAATCTATGGGACTGAGTATGGAGAAAATCACCACGTTTATCGCCTACTGGCTGGCCGTCGCGCTGGCGTACCTCGGCGCAATGTCGCCCGAAAAGATGGCGCTTTACGTGGGCGGCGGATGCGCCATTTTTACCGCGCTGACGAACTACTGGTTTAAGCGCAAAACGTACCTCTATCTGACGTCACTCGGACTCGACAAGGGGGCTATTCGTGAAATCAATCGTTAAACGTTGCAGTGTGGCCGCAGTGCTGGCGCTGGCGGCGCTGATGCCTGACTTTCGTCTGCTTAACACCTCGCCCGAGGGGCTGGCGCTGATTGCCGACCTCGAAGGTTGTCGCCTGACGCCTTACCAGTGCAGCGCGGGAGTGTGGACGTCAGGCATCGGCCACACTGCCGGGGTCGTCCCGAAAGGGGAAATCACAGAACCTCAGGCGGCGGCGAACCTCGTCGCGGATGTGATGAACGTCGAGAGGCGTCTCGCAGTCTGCGTGCCGGTAGAAATGCCGCAGCACATTTACGACGCGCTGGTGAGCTTCTCATTCAACGTGGGAACCGGCGCGGCCTGCCGGTCGACGCTGGTCTCGTATATCAAGCGACACCAATGGTGGCAGGCGTGCGACCAGCTCACCCGCTGGGTTTATGTGAATGGCTCAATCAATAAAGGGCTGGAAAATCGCCGCGCGCGTGAGCGTGCTTATTGTCTGAAAGGAGTTTCTCAATGAAAAAATACTTACGTTCTCTGATGTTAGATGTCCTGCTGGCTGTATTCCTGCTATGGGGGCTGGCTTCGCCGCAAAGTGCTGCACTTAATTTTGTTGCAGCGTGGGCGCTGTTTGGCTGTGTTGTCTGTATTACGGCGAGCCTCGCCGGTGTGGCTGTTTTTGACCAATGGCTACGAAATGCAGGGAAAGGTATTCCGGTTAAACCCGGGATTATGAAAATCTTCCGCGCTGTTTTCTGTGACAAGCCCTCAAAGGCGCGTCGCGCATGGTCTCTTATTCTTTTTGTCGTAACCACAGGCTGTCTGCTCGGTGCTGGCTGGATCTTTACCGCGCTGCTTTACCTGATTTGCGTCCTGACCTTTACGGGGGTGCGCACCTCATACCGTCAGCGCATTGAGGAGGCGGGGCTGTGTCCAGATTCATTGTGATGTTGATTGCCGCAGGTCTGGCGCTGGCGGCTGTGCTCTGGTTAAGGCATGAGAACGGTAATCTTCGGCGCTCTTTTGACCGGGCAAATAAGGTCGCGACCGAACAGAAAAACGTGATCGGGATGCTGAAAAATCAGCTTTCCGTTTCGCAGGGAAACGCCAGGCGAAATGAAACCGCGCAGGTCAGTTTACGTGGTGAGCTGATTGCTGCCGGTGCGATGGCCGTGCGCCGGGAAGAAACCATTACGAGACTGATGAATGAAAATGAAACGTTACGCCGCTGGTACAGCGCTGAGCTGCCTGATGTTGTGCGCAGGCTGCACACCCGCGCCGGTTGCGCCTCCGCCGGTCATTGTTTACAGCGCCTGCCCGAAAGTGAGCTATTGCCCGATGCCGGGAAGCGCCCCGGCCACTAATGGCGACCTGAGTGCAGACATCCGCAGGCTTGAGCACGCGCTCGGCGCCTGTGCGTTACAGATTGAAACTGTCAAAGCCTGTCAGGATAAACTCGATGAAGAAAGCAATCAGCCTGCGAAAAGCGCTAACTGACGCCGTCCCGCAGCTTAAAACCAACCCCGAGATGATGCGCATTTTTGCCGACGAAGGGAATATCGATGCACGGCTCGCGGCCTCCCTGTCCCACGAGAAAATTTACACCCTGAATGTGATCGTGTGCGATTTTGTCGGCGACCCTGATTTGATTTTCGTGCCGGTGGCCGCGTGGCTCAGGGAAAACCAGCCGGATATCTGCACGCTCGATGAGGGGCATAAAAAGGGCTACCGCTTCCAGATGGATTTAAACGACGGGGATACGGTTGATATCAGTATCAGCCTCCAGCTCACCGAGCGCACCATCATCAGGGAGGAAAACGGCGCGCTGCATGTGAGCTATGCCCCTGAGCCGCCACCGCCTGAACCCGTCACGCGTCCAAAAGAACTCTATATCAACGGTGAACTGGTGAGCAAGTGGGATGAGTGACTTTAAACCCTTTGATAACCAGCTCGCGGGGCTGCTTGCTGCCCTGTCACCCGCAGGGCGTCGAAAGCTTGCCGGTGAGATTGCGAAGCAACTCAGAACGGCGCAACAGCAACGTATCAAACAGCAAAAGGCCCCTGATGGCTCACCGTATCAGGCGCGAAAGCGCCAGCCGCTGAGAGCCAAAAAAGGTCGAATTAAACGGGCGATGTTTCAAAAACTGCGCACTAACCGGTACATGAAAGCCAGTGGCCGTGAAAACGGTGCTGTGGTGGAATTTACCGGAAAAGTGCAGCGTATCGCGCGTGTCCATCAGTACGGCCTCAAAGACCGGCCAAACGCACACGCTCAGGATGTGCAGTACGCAGAGCGTCAGCTGCTCGGGTTCAGTGGAGAAGACAAGGCGCTCGTGCAAAATTTGCTTTTAAGGCATATTAGTCAATTTTTATAATCATTTACTTAACTGATCGAATGTTAGATTTTAAGTTGTAATCCTTTAAATGATTAGCAATGCTTAAACTCTATAAACGTTTTCAAAAAAATGCTAAAAAATTGGTGGGTAGGCTTGACTTGTTCAAAGCTAGTAAGTATATCTGGATAACAATATACCTTAACCATAATTGTTGCGCCGCTCTTCAATTGTAATGATTGATGGTTTGGTTTTTATACGGACAGAAAATCAATTAATAGGAGTTGGTATGGCCGAATTAACAAATTCGCAAACGATTATGGAGAAAATAATTCGTGAGGAAGCTGCGGAACAAAATATAAGTTATCCGGATTATTTTGAGATATATACTGCCGCTCAAATTTTAAAGGATTATGATGTTACATATTCTGATATAGAATATAGTGTGGTTGGCGATGGAGGGGATGGAGGAATTGATTCCATTTACACCTTCCTTAATGGTGAATTAATAAAAGAAGATACGGATTATTTAAAGGGCGGAAAACATAACAATATTGAGTTAGTTGTCATACAATCAAAAACCTCTAAAGGTTTCAATGAGGATGCGGTTGTTAAGTTTAATGAGGTGGCAAGGGATTTATTTAATATCTCCACGGATATAACAACAGAAGAGATTACTCGGAGATATAATAAAGATCTTCGTGATAAAGTATCCATATTTCGAGATGTTTATAGTTCTTTAATGAAAGGTTTTCCAGATCTAACCTTTTCTTATTATTATTCCACTCTTGGTGAAGAGGTGCATGTCAATGTTCTCAATAAAGGTATCCCTTTAAAAGAAACTATTTCAAAAATGTTTACTGGATCGAAGTTCTCTCTCGATTTCGTTGGGGCAAGTAAACTTGTTGAATTAAATCGTAAGGTTAAAAGTACGTCAAGGATGATGGAGTTAGCTGAATCACCTATCGCTACTGTTAATGGCAGTTATCTTTGCTTAGTAAACCTAAAGAAGTACCATGAGTTCATTTCCGATAATGATTCGATTTCAAGAAGTATCTTTGAGTCCAACGTAAGAGATCACAATGGTGATGTTGTAGTTAATGTTGCAATTCAAGATACATTAAATAATGGTAAAGAGGATTTCTGGTTTTTAAATAATGGTGTTACCGTCATTACATCTAAGGCTGTTTTATCTGGAAAAACACTTACTATCGAAAATCCTCAGGTAGTTAACGGTCTGCAAACATCACATGAAATATATAATCATTTTTCTAACTTGGTCGAGGATGTCGCTGATAGTAGAAATGTCTTAGTCAGAGTGATTTGTGAAAGTAATCCAGAATCTAGAGATAAAATAATTAGGGCAACAAATAGCCAGACAAGTATCCCACCTGCCTCTTATACA